TATTTTAAAATCATAAAGTTTAGCAAATAGTTCTTCAGCAGCTATTGGGCTAAGTATAGTTGTTTCAATACCTGCATGATTAAACTCTACATGTATCCAATGTTTAACATTAGTATCATAATGCAATGCACCACAATGACTAAACCCTGGTTTTGGTTTCCACCACCAAGTCCATTTAGCATATCTTACAGTTCTTGCATTATAAAAATAGACTAACCATTCCTTTTGAATAGATCCCATACTTTTCTACTTTTTTTTTTTTGTCCTGCAAATACATCCCATTCTTTTTTAGCAATAACAGTTTTTTGTGTTTGCTTACCAGATAGAATAGTTCGACCTTCACCTGCCCCCATCATTAAATATTGTAATGCATCGTGAACGTGAGAGTATCTATTCTTCAGTGGTTTCTCATCATAACGATCTCCAGACGTTTGAAGTCTTCTGTAATGATAACCACCATTGAACCCTTTTTTTAAATTAATACATTTTGTATCCATTAAAAATCCTGCTTTACCATCAAGCAATCTTTGTAGTGCTGCATCTACAGCTTCTATTCTAAGAGCAACATCATTAGATGGTGCAGGTATAGCTTTTAATCCATACGTTCTCATAATTTGAAAAGGTGTTCTCTCATCCGTCTGTGATCTAAAATCACCAGCAGGATCTCCATAGATATGCACTTCATATTCTTTGTAGTGTGTAGCTATTTCTTTTCTTAATAATTCAGAAAATCTCATAACCCCCATATCGAAACATACAAGTTCGTTTAAGATATGCCATCTTCCAGTAGATAGTCTTTGTGCAAAGACAGCTGCAGGAGTTAAGCCAAAGTCAATTCCTACATAAATAGGTTGACCAAGGCTTAGTTGTAATTCTTCGATTGCAACGTGCAGCTCTTGTCTAAAGTTTGGATATACAGGTTTACCTTCTTCGATAGTTCCTAGTTTGTTTAAAACATAAACATCTATCCATCCTTTTGTTTTACCTCTAATAATATTTGGATAATATTTTGGAGTTAGGTTTTTTTTATTTTCTGCTTCTTCATTTGGATCATAGGCAGTTGTAAATCCATCTTTATCTTTCTTCTCAATTAATGCAGGGGGCTGAGTATAGAAAGACCAGTTATCAGGTTTAATTAACATTAAAGCTTCATCACGAGATATGTGATCTGGTACTGGTACATCACCTGCCATTATGGGCCACCAATGATCTTCTTCTGGTGCATTGGTATCGGCTATTACTCCGTACCAAGTTGCACCTCCATCTCTCATTGAAGGGTAACGACCTACTCTCATAGTACAAGCATCAATAATACTTTTAGGTATTTCTCTTGCTTCATTGATCCACACACCAGTAAGTTCTAAAGATAATAATTTCTTTACATCTTCTGGTCTATCTAGAGCTAAGAACATTACTTCTAGCTCTACTTCGCCTTTGTTAATTCTATGCGTATAAGGTACTGACCAAGCAAAATCTCCCCAAGTATCTTCTGGAAACCAATCTATCCAAGTTTTAATTGTAGTTGTTTTTAATTGTGGGTTAGTATTTCTTATTACTGCCCATCTAGATTTTCTTTTACCTTCTTTGTTTTTTGCTTGTAGCAATGCTCTACGAAAAATTTCTATACAACAAGCTACTGATTTACCACTACCAACAGGCCCACGCATTCCTCTAAAGAAGTCATCTGACTTCATAAAAGTTTTAAGTGTATTGCCTTCTGGTTTATATTTAAAGTTAATCGACATTTACACCAACATTAGCTTTCAACAGGTTATAAATAGTTTCTTCACCAAAAGCTTCTACAAGCTTATCGGCTTCATAATCTGTTATCATGTGTGTTGGGTAATTTTTTAAATGTACTTTCTTAACAATAGTTCTTAATCTTTTACGATCTTTTAAACTTAGATTATTGAGGAACGACATTTTAATTGTTTAACCCTTTCTAATACTATCTTTAGTATTTCTGTTTCTTTACCAAACTTTTCTTCAAATGCCTTCTTAGCCATGTGTATAGAGAAGTTACCTTGATGATGGTCATGACATAACGGAATAACATGGAAGTGACTCGTACGTCTTCCTATACCAGTTCCAGGAGGTCTTATATGATGTAGGTTAGCTGGTCTTTCACAACAATAGCAGCCAAGCTCAGCTACCCACCTCATATGTTCTTTTTCTTTTTTAGTAGCCACTAGGTCTAGGCTTTGGTTTTGGTTTAGGCTTTGGCTTATTCTTCGGTTTTACTTTCATAGCTTTTTTCATATTCCTCCTTGGTTATTGATTCATAATTAGCTCTACATCCATCTGGAATAGCAGCACTTGCTTTTTGCATTGCAATTACTTCATTCTCTGCTGAATACATTATTTCCTTTTTGAACGACTCTCCGTTCCAAATTCTAACTCTGTAATACATGTTAAGTTTTCTTAGCTGTCTTTTTTGCTGCTTTAAAATTAGATGCTTTAGGTGCACCTTTAGCTCCTGGTTTTCTCATAGTTTCACCAGAACCTTTTTTAATTCTTTCACGTTTAGCATGAATGTTTGCGTATAGACCTTGTCTTGCCATTTCTTTCTCCTTAAGCTGTTGATTTCTTATTTGATTTTTTATGTTTGTTTGCGAAATTTCTTGCTGCTTCTACAGATCCAAAGCCCCATCTTTTTAAAGCTAAAGCTTTTCTTGTAGGTTCTCCGTTTGGTTTTTTCATTGGGCCATCCATTCCTGCAAACCTTGCAGCAAAGGATACACGTCTTGCATTAACACCAGAGCTTAATGGTCTTTGTAAATTACCACCATCTTTGTTGTTAAAATACTCTCGACCTTTTTCGGTCAATCCACCTTTATCTGATTTGTGTTCTTTGGAAAATCCCATAAGAAAATGTTTAGCAATAAATGATAATTAAAAAAACGCACTTACTAAAAGTCCTAATAAAAATCCTATCCAAAGTCCTACAAGTCCTTCTCTGTAGTAAAGCGATAATACCTGTAGTTGCCTAAAATATTTTTTCAATCTACCTACCTTGTCCTTTATACCTGGTTTGTTTCTTTTGACGTTTCTTACTTTTGTTTTGGCTTTTAGTATGCACACCTTTCCTTTTCTTAGGTTTTTCCCTTGGAACGAAGTGTGTAAATTTTTGCTTAGCCATAGTTTAACGAACCTTTGGAAGTTTAAAAATATTTTGTCTTTGCGACCGAATGCTTTTTTTAACTTCTGTTGTGTGTGTAACTCCACTAGTCATCTGACGATGTTCAGTTTTGCCCCCACCCCCTTGTTAGTGTCTGTGTACATATTCCCTGCTGTACCGACATATCTAACTTAGGTCGATATTGATCTTAATATCGCCTTGTATATTGTGAGATACCTTATCGGGTGCTCTCAATCCTACTCTGTCGAGTATATCTCTACTAGCTTCTAGTTGAACGTACTCACTCCTAGCTCCACTTGATAGCTCTATCATCTTCCTACTCGCACTTACTGCACCAAGTCCTAGACTTTGAGCAACTACTTGTTGCATATAAGTCTGTACCTTTGGTAAACGTAGTGTGCGAGAAGCACTTATTCTCCCAGCTTCTTTGCTTCCTTTAGCTGAATATCCTGCCTTTTCTGCTGCTTCCTTGATAGAGCATCCAGTAGCTACGATAGTATCCACTAATGCTTTCTGTTTCTCTGTAAGATCTGTCATTCGGTAGCTCCTAATACGTTTATATTATTCTGCCCCTTCTTAACTACAGCTCTGTTTTGAGGTTGGCAACGCACATGGCGACAGACAGGCTCTAGGGCTAAAGCCCCCATGCCTAAGGTCATGGCCCTTCGGGTAACGATCCTTGTCGCTTAATTAAAATGAATCCCAAAAGGGATGCTTATAATCCCATACGCAATTTTCTCTCTTGGTCTGACTCCTATGGTCGTCATCCCTATTCGCTAAAGACTCGCCTGACAGTTGGTAAACCAACTTCTAGGCATCCTCTTACGCTATTGGAGGAAAAGAGAAACCCTTGCGTTACTCGAAACATCTTCACCTTAACGGTGATGTTTCTGCGTTACTCAGTATTGCTATGGGCCCCTCACACACACGGGGTGTTAGGTGCTTGTATCATCGAGTTTGCCTAAATGTACATTGCAGATCTCTGTGTCGCAGGGATAAACCCTGCACGACTCGTTGACTCGCTTTGCTCGGACTCGTCTTACACAGGATCGCAAGTAACATTTAGTTTACCTCGTGATGACTGCACCCCTTACCCCGTAAGTGACAGCTAGTTGGGTAATTAATTAATATAACTAGAAAGGTAAATATGACTATAGACGATATGTTAGAATATTATGCTATCGCTAAAGATAGTAAGAATATCAAAAGAGTTGAGGAGTTGGCTAACTTGCGAGATGAAGCAGTAGCTGATGGCAATGATAGTAAGATTGCTGTTATTGATTGTGAATTAACTAACATGGAAGGAGTACAATAATGAGTGCAGAAACATACAGAGATGATCCAGACTCAAGACTAGCTAATATGGAATTAGTATTAGATGAGGCTGAGAAAACTATGGTTGATGGTATCAATGCTATGATAGATGGTACTATTACAGCTTATATAGATTGCAAAGATTGGTCTAAGATTGCAGAATGGAATTTTGACACAATCTATGGTGGTTTATATAGACATAATGATATGTGTCAGAT